GCTCGGAAAACGCACGCTAGGTGTGAGGCCGGACCCAGGGCCCCCAGCGCCCTCAACCCGTGGTACGCCTGGGCAAGCGCCACTTCGGCACGCTGAGAACGGCTCCGTTAAGGGGTCTGGAAGCCCGCTGAAGGGGGTGTGAGCCATGAGCCGTGCCAAGTCACCGGAGCTTCGTACCGGGAACGCCAACGGGCCTTCAGAGGCTTCCGCGCCCATCGTGTATGAGGGTCGCGCTCCCCGTGTCCCTGCCCACTTGAAGGAGACGGGCAAGGACGTTTGGCGGAACGTGTGGTCTGCGGGTATGGGTGCCTACTCCCCCGAGACGGACCGCAACGTCATTCAGCGGTATTGCGAGTTGCACGATCGCCGCGCTGACTTGCTCGCCCTGGTCGCTGCCGATGGCTACATGTCGGAGGGGTACAACGGCCAACCTGTTGCGCACCCGATGCTCCGCTTCGTTGAGTCGACGGAGAAAGAACTCCGGTCCATCGAGACTGCGATTGGGTTCACGCCGGAAGCCCGCTTGAGGCTGGGTCTTGTGGCCGCTGAGGCTCGCAAGATAGCGGCGGGTCCCGAAGACTTTTAGGAGGTGACCGGGTGAGCAACATAGACCCGGTCATCGCCCGGCACATTCCCGCTGACGCGCCGTTCCCTTCTGAGGGTTACCGCGTCGCGAAGTGGATCGAAGAGTTCTGCTATCTCACCGGCTCCTTCGCCGGCCAACCCTTCAAGCTTCTTCCGTGGCAACGCACGCTACTGATAGACGCGTACGCGCTGACGCAAGACTCCTTCGGGCGTTGGAGGCGCAAGCACCGGACAGTGGTTGTCTGCGTGGCGCGCAAGAACGGCAAGTCAACGATCGCCGCTGCCATCATGCTGTACCACCTGATCGCGGACCGCGCGGACTCACAGCGTCAGATCATCGCCGCTGCCAATGACCGCAATCAGGCGCGCATGGTGTTCGACTCGGCGAAGCAAATGGTGAACGCGAGCCCGAAGCTTGCGTCTGTCTGCGACGTGCAGCGCGACGTGATCCGGTACAAGGACAACACTTACCGGGTCGTCAGCGCGGACGCGGGACGGCAACAGGGACTCAACCCTGCCGCTGTATCCCTAGATGAGTACGCGTTCAGCAAGCACAGTGACTTGTTCGACGCGCTCACGCTGGGATCAGCCGCGCGTAATCAGCCTATGTTCCTCATCATCAGCACTGCCGGACCTGATCCTGATGGACCGTTCGCAGCGCTGTGCGAACAGGGCGAGCGCGTCAACTCTGGCGAAGCCGACGACCCGACTCTGTTCTACCGGTCGTGGGGCCCGAAGCTGGGCGAGACGGTTGATCACCTTGACCCCGAAGTGTGGGCAGCGTGCAATCCGTCGTACGAGATTCTCAACCCGGACGACTTCAAGGCGGCAGCGCAGCGGAGTACGGAAGCTTCCTTCCGCATTTACCGGTTGTCACAGTTTGTCCGGGGCGCGTCTACGTGGTTGCCGCACGGGCTGTGGGACTCCCTGAACACTGAGGCGGAGCCGCTTGAGCCTGGGGACGAAATCATTCTCGGCTTCGACGGGTCTTGGAAGGGCGACAGTACGGCGCTTATCGCGTGCCGCATCGCTGACTTCCGGGTGTTCGTGTTGGGGCATTGGGAGGCTCCGGCTGATGACGTCCATTGGCGTGTGCCCATGGCCGATGTCCGGGACGCGCTGCATGAGGCGCTGGACGTGTACCGGGTGCGGAACCTGGTCGCTGACCCGTACCGCTGGGAAGAGACGCTAGACAATCTCGAAGCCGACGGCTTCCCGGTTGAGGCCTTCCCCACCAACTCCCTGAAGCGCATGATCCCGGCGACGCAAGCCGTGTATGACGCGTGCCGTGATGGCCGGCTGAGCCACGACGGCAACCCGGCGCTTGCCCGGCACATCGGTAACGCGGTGCTGCGTGAGGACAAGAACGGCGCGCGGGTCACGAAGGAATACGCGGCGAGCCGTCGAAAGATCGACCTTGCTATCGCCATGATCCTTGCCGTTCACGGCGCTGTGATGTGGCGCGAAGACAACGGGCTCCGCACGGACACGGCGATTCTCGCGACGTGGGAGACCGACCAGGGCCCGGTAACGGTGGGCGCAGGCAGCGACCCCGATATCGATTTCGACGACTTCTAAACCCGAAGGGGGCACGGTGGGATTTTGGTCTGCACTCTTCGGGCGTGAGGAGCCTACGCAGCGCGCGTGGGAACCGTACGACCCTGACCTGTACGGGGGCTTCAGCCTTGCCGCATCGGGCGAGCGGGTGACGCCGAATGAGGCGCTACAGGTGTCAGCAGTCTTCGGCTGTGTCCGTCTCCTGTCCGAGACGATTGCCACGCTGCCGCTGACGACGTACAGCAAGCGCGGTGGGGCTCGACGGGAGATCGACTCGCCTGAGTGGATCGACTACCCGAACGCTGAGCCGGGTGGTATGGGGCGCATCGACATTCTGTCCCAGACGGTTCTGTCGCTCCTCCTTCAGGGGAACGCGTTCCTGGCCATTCGCTGGCAGGGCCCGAACATCGTGGGCCTTGACGTGCTGGACCCGACGAAGATCAAAGTGCACATGGTGCAGATTGAGAAGAACGGCGTTCGCCGGAAGGTCTTCGAAGCGTTCGACATTGACGCCGACGGCAACGAAGTGTTGCTCGGATGGTTCACGCCCCGGGATGTTCTGCACATTCCCGGGATGATGCTTCCCGGTGAGTATGAGGGGTGTTCCCCAATTACGTACGCGCGTGAGTCCATCGGGCTTGCGCTGGCGGCTCAGAAGTACGGCAGCAAGTTCTTCGCGAACGGCGCTATGCCGGGTGCTGTGGTTGAGGTTCCCGGCACCATGAGCGAGGACGGTTTGGCGCGTGCGCGTGAAGCGTGGCGTGCCGCGAACTCCGGCGTTGACAATGCGCATCGGGTTGCGCTCCTCACTGAGGGTGCGAAATTCAGCAAGGTCGCAATGTCGCCGGACGAAGCACAGTTCTTGGAGACGCGACAGTTTCAGGTTCCGGAAATTGCGCGCATCTTTGGTGTGCCGCCGCACCTGATTTCTGACGCGACGAACTCGACGTCGTGGGGCTCCGGGCTCGCTGAGCAGAACATCGCGTTCACAATGTTCAGCCTTCGTCCGTGGCTTGAGCGCATTGAGTCCGGCTTCAACAGGCTTCTCTTCGCGCAGACGGCCGACCGTTTCCGCTTCGTCAAGTTCTCGCTTGAAGGCATTCAGCGGGGAGCGCCGAAGGAGCGCATGGAACTGTACAGCCTCGGTCTTCAGAACGGCATTTACAGCATTGACGAAGTGCGGCATGCCGAAGACCTCCCCCCGCTGCCTGATGGGCTGGGCGAGGCATACCGGGTTCCGATGAACCTGGGCGAGATTGGCGAAGAGCCTGCCGCCCCTACTCCCCCCGCCATTGAAGCTCCGGCAGCTACGCCGGCTGATCCTCCGGCAGATGCGCCGGTTGACGAAGGGGGAAAGGATGACGGACAGACCAGCGGGTGAACTCCGCTACGCCGTAAGCCCGCTTGAGGAGCGCTCGTCAGATGACGGGCGCATTTCTATGCGCGGCTACGCCTACCGGTTCAACGAACTGTCGCACGACTTGGGCGGCTTCCGCGAGCGCATTGTGCCGGGTGCGGGTGCTCCGTCGCTGCGTCAGAACGACGTGTACGCGACGTTCAACCATGACACGGCAAGTCTCCTGGGGCGTACGTCTTCGGGCACGCTGCGGGTCGGTGAAGACCGCGAAGGCGGATGGTACGAGATTGATCTACCGGATACGACTGTCGGCCGTGACGTTGCTGAGCTTCTGAAGCGCGGCGACCTTCAGGGTTCGTCCTTCACCTTCCGAGTGCTGGACGGTGGGCAGCGGCGAGCCGAAGCGGACGACACCGAGACGGGTCTTCCCATTCGGGAGATCACGGCCATGGATGTCCGCGAGTTGGGCCCGGTTGTGAATCCGGCCTACCCGACGACACAGGCGGCACTTCGGTCTATCGAACAGGCCTTGTGCATTGGGGAGTTCGCGCCCCCGAGCGAAGAGCGCGATTCCCAGCCGGCTGAAGCTGCGCCGGTTTCTCACCTTGACGCGCGTGCACTTGTCCGCGCTCTGAACAAGTAAGGAGCCCACATGGACGCCACTACCCTGAGCGCCAACTTCACTGCGCGCGAGCAGGCCACCGCTGAGCTTCGCACGCTGGGCGAGCAGTTCGCGGGCAAGGACATGGACGCCGATGCGCGCGCGAAGGAAGAGAACCTTCTCACCGCCATTGCCGACTTTGACGGCCGGATCAAGCGCGGCGTTGAGGCGCTGAAGGCCACTGAGGGAATCCAGACCCTCATGGGCAGCATCGAGCCTGGGGCTTCCGGCCTGGGTGTCCGCAGCGCTGAGCGTTCGGACGCGGACATTCTTCGGGCGCTCGCCGCCAACGAGGGTGCGGAGTTCCGCGCTCAGCTTGACAAGGCTTCGGGTGCGAACGCGATCGACCGCACTCTCTACGGTCAGCTCATGGCACAGGCGGTCAACCGGTCCGCGATCATGCGCAACGGCGCCACTGTGTTCAACACGGCCGACGGCAACCCGCTCGACTTCACCGTTGTCACTGGTCGGTCTACCGCTGCGATCGTCGCTGAGAACGGCACCGTTGCCGAGTCGTACAACACGACCACTCAGCGTTCCATGGGCGCGTACAAGTACGGCTACGCGGCCACCGTGTCCTATGAGTTCGCCACTGACCAGGTGCTTGACCTTGTCGGCTTCCTGGTGGGCGACGCTGGGCCGGCCATTGGTGACGCCATGGGTCGACACTTCCTGACCGGTACCGGTACGGGTCAGCCGAAGGGCATCGTCCTGGACGGCAGCGCGGCCACCGCCACTTTCTCCGCTGCGGCGGCTCCCACTTCGGTCCAGTCGGATGCGCTGATTGACCTGTCGTACGAGCTGAAGTCGGCGTACCGGTCTAACGCCACCTACGTCGTGTCGGACAAGAACGCCGGAAAGCTGCGGAAGCTGAAGGACACGACCGGGAACTACCTGTACCAGCCTGCCCTTACGGCGGGTGCGCAGGACATGTTCAACGGTCGTCCGATCGTTTCCGACGACGGCGTGCCGGACGACAAAATTCTGTTCGGCGACCTGAGCAAGTACCGGGTTCGCTTCGCGGGCGCGCTGCGCGTTGACCGTTCGGTTGACACCAAGTTCACCTCGGATCAGATCGTGTACCGGTTCCTTCAGCGCGCGGACGGTCTTCTGATCGACCAGACGGCCGTAAAGGTCATGACCATCGGCGCCTGATCCATCTAGTGCAGGGGCGGAACCTACTCTTCGTGAGTACGTTCCGCCCCGTGCCCTGGGAAGGGGTGCAGCGTGGCATACGCGACGATTGATGAGTTGCGCGCGCTTGACGGGCTGGACGATGCGGGGCTCTTCAGTGACGAGCTTCTGAGCGACGCTATCGACGTAGCGGTTGAGATCGCTGAAACCTACTGCGGGCAAAAGTGGGACACGGTCGAGAACCCTACGCCGGAAACGATCCGTTGGTGTGTGCGCACTCTCGCGCGTCAGTACGTGCTTGACCACGTGTCACGCATTCCTGATCGCGCCCTTCAGCTTCAATCCGAATTCGGCTCGATTCAGCTTGCCCAGGCGGGTGGGAATTGGCGACCGACTTCGCTGCCCGAGGTGAACGCGCGACTGAACTCTTACCGCGCTCGCCTGCCGTTCATCTTCATGTGAGGGGCGCGGCGTGGCACTGATCTTTGACGCGAAGGTTGCACTGTACGAACGGCTGAAGGCCACAGCGCCCAGCGGCGTTCAGTGCTCCTTCGCTGAGACGGGCGACAACTCCCGTAGAAAGCAAGTGTGGTTGGGCGCGACCACGGATGACGATTTGGCTCCGGTAGCGATGCGCGCCGGCGCTAAGCCGACCAGCGTTTCGGGGTATGTGGAAGCGCACGCCGTAGTCACGACTCCGGGCAATCCGATTGACGCTGAGCGCGGCGTGTACGCAATCCGGGATTACGTGAAGGACGCGTGCGGGTGGATGAACGCGAACGCTGCCGCTGTGCCCGGATTGATTGACGTGCGCCCTGAGTCGGCAAGCGTCGAAACCACTGAGACGACCGACGGCGCTTATTCGGCGCTCACTCTTCGCGTCCGGGTTCGTGGGCGCGTCTACCAATAGAAGGGGGCGCACGCATGGCGCTTGACGCAAGCATTGGCATTGGCCAGGAAACCGCGTACGGGAATCTGTCCAGCACGGTTGAGGGTTACGAGGGCCACGCCGATTCGTGGAAGACCTCACGTGAGTTCGTTGAGTCTGTCGGCTTCCGCGCCGGTATGCAGACGGCTCGCGCTGATCGCCGCAACATCATCAACATGGGTGGCGAAGGTGAGCTTGAGATCGATCTACTCGACGCAGGGGCGGGCTCGCTTCTGACGTCGGCGTTCGACAAGGCCACGGTCACCGACTCGGGCGGCGTGAAGACGACCGTTCTTGAGACTTCGGACGTCAGCGCGGCTCCGTCGTTCTCGGCTCAGATGGTTCGCCCTGGTGTCGACGGCACGAAGGTCGCGTACAAGCACCTGGGTTGCGTGGCCACCGGGTGGAGTCTCTCGGCTCAGGTTGAAGACCCGGTCACGCTGACGGTGTCGTTCGACTTCCAGGACGTTACGCACACCACCACAGCCGGTCAGATCATTGCGCCGACGTATCCCGCTGAAGCGTTCCCGTACGACTGGTCGCGTACCTCGGTCACCCTGAAGCGTGGCGGCACTGCGGTGGCCTTCGATGCTACGTCCCTGGAACTGTCCGGCGACCTGGGCATGAAGGTGGACCGGCGATTCCTTCGCGGCAGTGAGCTGAAGAAGAAGCCCGTCCGCAACGCTGTCCCGACGTACGAAGGTCAGCTTGAGGGTGAGTTCAGCGCCGCTTCGCTGGGCCTGTACGAAGCCTTCATTGCGGGCGAGATTTGCGAACTGTCGGTGACCTTCGAGGGGCTTACCGCTGGGTCGTCGCTGACCGTGGCGTGCCCGGCGATTCAGTTCACGGGCGAGTCTCCTGAGGCTGCGACGGACGAAGTCACGGTTCACAATCTGCCGTTCCGTGTGCTCGACCCGGGCGACGGTACTGCCGCCGTGAAGATGACGTACGTCGAGCCGGGCACTACGCCGTAATGGCTCAGCGGTCCGCATTCACGATTCGTGTTGATGGGCTGCGCGAGCTTCAGCGGAATGTGCGCACGCTGCGGGATAAGGAACTGAACAAGGCTGTGCGAGCGGCCAACAAGGCTTCGGCCGAAATCCTTATCCCGCAAGCGGTGCACGAAAGTCCGGATGGTCACCGCGATGCGAAGTCGTCGAAACGCTACCGTCCGGGAAAGCTCGACAAGTCCATTAAGGTCACGGCTTCCGTGAAGGGTGCCGTCATTAAGGCGGGTAGCGCGTCGCGCGTTCCGTACGCCGCCGCTATTCACTTCGGTTTCAGGAAGCGGAACATCCGCCCGAACCGATTCCTGTTCCGCGCCATGGCTCGCAAGGGTCCCCAGGTTGCGGCCACCTATGAGCGACGTGTGTACGCCGTCGTCCAGAGATTCTTGGAGAGTAACCGTGCCGGTTAAGAAGACCGCCCCCGCGCTGCCCACTGACTTCACCCTTGATCTCAAGCTCGACAGTCTGACGATTGACGAGATTGACGCGATCGAAGAGATCACGGGTCAGCCCCTCGACGCGCTGAACAAGCCGGGTACGCGGCGTGCCCCGATGCTGAAGGCCATGGCGTACGTGGTCATGAAGCGCAAGCACCCGGACTTTTCCATCGAGGACGCGGGGGCGCTGCGCATCAACCTGAAGGGGAAGAGCAAGCCGGACCCTACCGAAGCCAGCGCGTGATTTGTTGCGCGCGTCTGATCGGCCACTTCAAGGGGCTCACATGGTCGGACGTGCGCAGCATGGAACTTCAGGATTTCAACGCGCTGGTCGAGCAAATGGCCGAAGACATTGAGGCCGAGAAGAAGGAAACGCGTCGCGTGCAGCGGGGCAAGGGTGCGGGTGGCGAGCGTCGCACTCCCGTCATGACGTAGGGGGTGCACCGTGGCTAGGCCCATTCAGATCACAATCCTGGGTGACGCCGAACAACTCTCCGAGACGCTCGACGAAGCGGCAGATGAGATCAGTTCGTTCGGCGAGCATGCGAAGAGTCTTGCGCTTGTCGCGGGTGGCGCCATTGCTGTCGGCGTTGGCGCGGGGCTTGCTGAGGCGCTGAGCCAGGAAGCTGACACTGATCTACTCGCGGCACAGTTGGGGGCTTCGCCGGCTGAGGCTGAGAAGCTCGGTAAGGCTGCGGGTGCCGTGTACGCGGATGGCTACGGGGAAGCTGTGGCCGATGCGAATGAGGCGCTGAAGAACCTTTGGCAACAGGGGCTCATCCCTTCGGGTGCCACCGCTGATGAAATGAAGAACATCAGCGAACAGGCCATGAACGTGTCGACGGTGCTGGGCGACGAAGTCGGTCCCACCGCAAATGCCGTCGGACAGATGCTGAAGACGGGCATGGCGAAGGACGCTACCGAAGCGTTCGACATTCTCGTTGCTGGCACTCAGAACGGCGCGAATAAAGCCGAAGACTTGCTTGACACGTTCAACGAGTATTCGACCAACTTCCGCAACATGGGGCTTGACGGCAAGACCGCCATGGGCCTGATTTCCCAGGGTCTTCAGGGTGGCGCGCGTGACGCCGATCAGGTGGCGGACGCTATCAAGGAATTCAGTCTCGTTGCTTCGCAGGGTGGCGACACGGTTGACGCTGCGTACAAGACTCTGGGGCTGAACGGGAAGCAAATCTCGAAGGACGTTGCCGCGGGTGGCGACCGTGCTAAGGAAGCGCTGGGCAAGACGCTTGAGCAGATTGACAAGCTTCCGGCCAGCGTCGACAAGGCCAACGCAGTTAAGACCCTGTTCGGCGGACCGGGTGAAGACCTGGGTGCCGCGCTCTTCTCGCTGAACGTCGACAAGGCCACGGATTCTCTCGGCAAGGTGGACGGCGCGGCGAAGGACGCGGGCGACACCATGTCGGACAACACGGCGAGCAAGGTCAAGCAATTCACGCGCAGCCTTCAGCAAGGTGTCGTTGACTTCCTGGGCAACACGCTCATTCCGATACTTGACGATCTGTCAGATAAGTTCGGCGTGGTGTCCGATGCGTTCGGCACGTCGGGTCAGTTCATCATGGATCACAGCGGAATCTTCGGCACGATCGCCGGCCTTATCACGCTGGTCATACTTCCCGCGCTGTTGGCCTGGGCGTATCAACAGACGGTCACTGCGTACACGGTGGTTGCCGGGTGGGTTACGACGGCAACGGCTTCGGTCACGTCGGCGGCAACCCAGGTGGCGTCTTCGTGGGCAACGATCGGCGGGTGGATCGCTGCGGCGGCTCGCGCTGTGTGGGCAGGTGCCGTCATCGTCGGGCAGTGGGTACTCATGGCCGTGCAGTCGCTCATTCAGGCGGCGCGCATGGCAGCGGCGTGGGTTATCGCCATGGGCCCGATTGCCTGGGTCATCGCTGCCATTGCGGCGCTTGTCACGATCATCATCCTCAACTGGGACACGATCCGAAGCGCGACGGTCACAGCGTTCAAGGCGGTGTGGGACTGGATCAAAACTGTCTTCAAGTGGCTTGGTGACCTGTTCCTGAACTTCTCGGGTGTCGGGTACATCATCAAGCATTGGGACCGGATCGTGAGCGCGACAAAGTCCGCTTTCACGAATGCCAAGAATGCGGCGAAGGACGGTCTTAACTCGATCGTCGACTTCGTGAAGTCCCTTCCGGGGCGCATCGCTTCGGCGGGCTCGGCACTGATCAGCGCCGGTAAGTCCATCGGCGGGTACATCATCAACGGAATCAAGAGCGGACTGAGCCGACTGGGAAGCTTCGCCGGATCTCTTGCCGCCGCTGTGACGCGCGCTGCGAAGGGTGCCATGAACGGCGTTATTGATCTGCTGAACTACGCCATTCCGAACAAGCTCGGGTGGGGCAAGGTCAGTATCGATATCCCGGACAACCCGATTCCGAAGATCCGCGCAATGGGTGGCCCGGCTTCTGGCGTTGTGCGCGTTGGTGAGCGCGGACCGGAGGAAATTCTCCTCCCCAACGGCTCGACGGTTGTTCCCAACCATCGAATCAGTTCGGGTGGCGGCGTGTCCGTGTTCGTGCAGACCAACGCTGACCCGTGGGCGATTGGGCGGGAAGTCGCCTGGGCGCTGCGTACGAGTCCGGCGTAATGAAGGAGTGTTGAAGTGGCGGAGTTGGACGACTGGACGTGCGAGTTTAACGGGCTGGTCATGGGGGTGCCCGACTCCGCCATTTCGATCGTGGGAGTCGACGGGCTTCTGTCGCTCCCCGATGTGCGGACATCAGACCTTGTCCTTGTTCAGCGCAACGGGCTGTGGCCGGGCAAGGACTATCTGAACGGGCGCACGGTCACGCTGACACTGGAGATCTACGGGAGCACTCAGGCGGAGTTCACAAGCGCCCTGAACGCCCTTCAGGCAGCGTTTGTGCCGGGCATTGACGAGATACCTTTCCGGTTCCGGTTCCCGGGCGCAGCGGGCGGACAGACGGCGTACGTGATGGCTCGTACGCGCCGGCGTTCGGCTCCGCTAGACCTCAACTTTGCGTACCTCACGGCGAACATGGTGATTGAGCTTTACGCCACGTCGCCGGAAATGATCGGCGATGCGTCGCGAGCGGTGACGGTACGGAGCTTCAAGCGGACGGTACAGCCGAACGGCATGGTGCTGCCCGCTACGGTTCCGTGGCAGATCAGGCCCCAGGGTGTTCCCGCGTCCGATCCGGTGGCGCGCTTCGAACTGTCGGGCAGTGTCGCCGTTACGCCGACTGTGGTCATCACGGGCGCGGCGCATCCAACGCTGATTGACGACGTGACCGGCCTGTATTTCGGGCTCAACTATGACGGCACCGTGAACATTGATTCGGAGCGACAGACGGTAAAGAGCAACGGCGGAAGCGACTTGAGCGCGCTGATAATCCCGGGGTCGACGTGGCCGACTTTGAATCCGGGAGATCACCGGATGCGCCTTCGCAGTAGAGACGAATACACGGAAGCTACGGCTACCGTGACGTGGCTAGATAGGTGGGTGTGACGTGAGTTCGTCTGCATGGTTTCAAGACGGCGTTGGGTACGGCGCTACGGAGCTTTCCAATTGGCAAGCGCTACAGGTACAGCGCGGCGCGTTCCGTCACTTGTTCCGGTCTACGTCGGAGTTCCTTTCGAACTCAAACTCTGGGAACCGTACGGTGGTTGTGGGCGCTGGCAACGTGCTTGTCGGCGGCACATCCGGGGGCGCTACCTGGGCGTGGTCGAGCGGCGATACGGTGGCCATTCCGACGGCTTCACCGGACAACCCGCGTAAGGACCTGATCGTTGCGAGGCTGACAACCACAGCGGTTGAGGGGGTCAACGGGCTTTCGATCGAACTGATTCAGGGAATCCCCGCCGCTGCGCCTGTTGCGCCGACTCGCCCGGACAACTGTGTTGCGCTGGTCGTTGTCGACGTGCCGAAGGCGCTCACCACGTTCACGATTACTATCGTCCGATACACGGGCCTGTTCACGGATCAGGCTGTGCTTCAGGACGGCAAGATAGCCATTGACTGGGCCGGAGTGCTGCCGTCGGGTCCCAGTTTCCCCACGGGCTTCACGCTGTACGACATCGGCACCAATCAGCGTTGGGTGCGCAAGAGCGACACGGCATGGTTCACGACCGACCCGGGCCCGTGGGTGACTTGCACGGTGCTGAACTTCCAGAATGGCGACGGCACGAACGTGACCACGTCGGGCACGCTGTACGCGCGTGAGTCGTCCGTGTGTTGGGAGTTCTCGGGCCGGCTGGACTTCTCCCCCACGTTCAACGCGGACGGGCTTGTGTCGTCGGTGGCTTCCATTCCGTCCGCCATTTCGCGACCGACTCAGCACACGTACGGGAGCGTTGGGCAGACCTGGGCGAGCAACCGCAGCGGGAATGCGCGTGTGGCGTACACGACTTCGGGCGGGCTTGAGCTCGGTATCGACGTGGCCACGTCTTCGCTGTACGTGAATCTTCAGCTCACGAAGTCTCCGTGGAACACGTAACCGACTCACTTCATATAGGTAGGGGGTGCGCTCATGCCTACATATGAAGTGCTGCAATTGGAGGCGAAGAGCGGCAAGGTTATTGCATCCTTGCCGTTCACCTCCCTTGAATACAGCGATGTTCTGAACGCTGCGGGTGCGGCCGCTATTGGTGTCCCGCTCGACGCTGCCGACCCGAACACGTTGGTTCCCGGCAGGTCCGCGCTTGTGGTCACTGCCGACGGCGAGCCTCAGTGGGGTGGGATTCTTTGGGCGGCTTCCGCTGACCTTGCTGCGGGCACTCTCGCGCTGAACGCGTCCGGCTGGTTTAGCTACTACAGCTTCTGCTATCTGGCGTCTTGGACTCCGGTAGGCGGCGCGGGTGGCAGGCTCGGGCAGTACAGGGGGTACAGCGGTAAGAAAGACCAAACCCTGATGTTGCGCGACTGGATTGAGTCCGCCAACGACAACGACGGAATCGCAACGGACACATCGCGGCTCCTGCTGACGTCGTTTGAGATTCGCCGGCGTGCGTGGAAGTTCAGTGAGTTCAAGAATGTGGCGGAAGCCATCAACGAAATTGCGGACGAAGACGGCGGCTTCAACTTCCGGTTTGAAAGCTACTGGGGGCGCACGGAACGGCCATGGGAGCCCCCCGCGCGGGTGGGTAACCGGATCATCCTCTCGCCGAAGCTTTCGCAGACCTTCCCTACGCTGACGCACCGTGTGGACGTCGACGTTTCTCAGGTGTCATACGACGGCAGCAAGCTTGCGTCTGAAGCCTGGGCGTTCGGCGCTGACACGGGAACAGGCGTGAAGGCTTACCAGCGGGTGACTAACACGCTGCCGTTGACGCCACGTCTTCAGCAAGTGACCACGTACTCCGACTTGAAGACGACGGCGGAGCTTAACCCGAAGGCCGCCGCTATGGCCGCTGTGGGGCGAAGCGTTATTGCCATTCCGTCGCTTGAGTTGTACCCGGGTGTGTACGACCGAAGTCTGTTCCGTCCGGGCATGTACGGCGTGGTTAAGGCCACGTCCGGTTACGTGCGCCTGAGCGACGACTTCGTAATTACTGAGCGGCGCATAGCCGTTGACGTTAACGGAACCGAGTCGGTCGCGCTGTCCCTGGCCAGTAAGGAAGTGTTTGTCAGTGACAGTTCAAACTAGCGCGCATCCGCCTTCGCTGGTCGGTGAGCTGAACGATATGAAGCGCCGGATCACCGCGCTGGAACGCAAGCCCCAACTCGGCAACGTCAACGACAGTTTGCCGTACGGGTCGTTTCAGTCTCCTTCGCTGGAAGGCACGGAGGGCGCGCCGCTGAACACCCTGGGGGTTATCAACTCGACGGGGCTGAATCAGCCGGTGCTTCTGTGCCTCATTCCGTTTCACATTCCCCAGGGCGCGAGCGGTCCGCTTGACGTGTCGGTCACGGTGTGGATTCGGGACATGGTCAGCGGGGCAACGACTCGGGAAATCACGCTGACCCAGGCTGATGACAACTCGACGCCGGGTAACACGCGCACGATTACGTGGTCGTGGGCGCACCCTCAGCCGGTGGGCTTCGATGACGAGAACGTGTGGAAGGGCTTTGCCGTCGACTACCGGGTGAACAAGCGGGCGACGGACCTTAGCGGCGCGTCTGTGACGGTCGGTATGGGCAACCCCCTGTTGGTCACCGGCGTTCCGGAAGGCACGTATGAAGAAGAAGCGACGGACGGCAACCCGCGTATCGGCGGTGCGCTTACTCCGACAGACGGTGGGCCGGTGACATGGCAGTGACGGACCTTGTCGGAACGGCTGAGGTGGTCGGCGGCGCTGCGGCGTTCCTGTTGCTGGTCTATCGGCAGGCTCGTACCGGTACGCGTGATGCATGGCGCGACGTGGCCGAGTCTCAGACTGCCCGCGCGGACGCGCTTGAGAAGCAAGTGGAAACGCTAGTTACCGAAGTGCGCGCGCTCCGTGTCGAGAATGAGGCACTGCGCGCTGAAGTCGCCGAGTTGCGCATTGAGAATCGCGAGCTTCGCACCCACATTGACACGCTGATTGGAGGCGACGGCACGTGACCATTCCCGCAGCTATTCCCACGGTGCTTGTGACGGGCACGTACCTGGGGCCGGACGGGCGAGCCCTGAAGGGAACAATCACGTTCTCAGGTCCCCCGATGCTGACGTTCCCGGAGTCGGATCTCTTCATGGCCGGCCCTGTTGCCGCCACGCTGGACGAGAACGGGCACATTATCGACGCAGCGGGGAACGTCGGCGTCACGCTGCCCGCCACGGACTCTCCGGGCATGAACCCCACCGGATGGGCGTACACGGTGAAGGAGTCGCTTACGGGCGTTCCTGGGACGCGTACGTACGCGCTTCTGCTGCCGCGCGATACGCCGTTGGGGACGATCGATCTTGCCGACGTCACGTCGACTGATCCGACCACGCCGAACTATGTTCCGGTGCCGGGACCCAGCGCGTACGAGATTGCCGTGCAGAACGGCTACGCGGGCACTGAGGCGCAGTGGCTTGCGTCGCTGAAGGGCGATCCGGGTAACGGCAGCGTCGACACGGTGAACGGCAAGCTTGGGCCGAACGTCACACTTACTGCCGCTGATGTGGCCGCCATGGCGACGACCAACGGCAAGACAGCAACGTCCCTCACCCTTGACGGTTCCACCGGGACGTACCGGCCTATCAAGCTTCAGACGGCGGGTGTTGACCGGTGGCAGATTCAGAACGATGGCACCGTTGAATCCGGCGCCGGTGCGGGCTCCAATTTCCGCGTATCGGCACGCAACGATGACGGCTCCGATGCGGGGCTCGCCGTGTACATCAGCCGCGCGACGAAGAAGATTGCGTTCGGCGGAAGTAGTCCGTTCGGCGATGCACAGGTGACGTCTTACGGTGGCGTTGGTGTCCGGGATTCAGCCGCTGATCCCGCAACCGCAGCTTCTGGCGTTCAGTTCTACTCGAAGGCGGGAAAGGCATTCATCCGGCAGGGGGACGGCAGCATTGTGACTGTCGGGTCCGTTACAACGACGAAGAGCGCTGTCTTTCCGTCGCCTACCGGAGCTGTGTCCTACGTCGTGTGGCGAGCGCCGAAGGCTTGCACTGTCACGGCCGTACGCGGCTATCGGGTCAGCGGGACGGGGGCGACGATCAACGCGTCCCGGAACGGCACTGCGGACCTCGTGACAACGGACCTTTCCCTGAGCACGTCGGACACGTGGCTTTCCGGCGCGACGCTTCAGAACACGGCGCTTGCTGCGGGTGATTCGCTCGTCTTGAAGATCACGGGTGTTACGGGCGCTCCGTCCGCTGTGACCGTTCAGGTTGACGTTCTTCAGGGGGCCTGATGGCTGGCGTGATTCTCGTCCAAGACGACGATTCGAAGAATGATCCAGCGCCGGCCACGCTGACGACAACGGTGGTCGCCGGGCCCCCGCAGCAATTGCAGGTGTCGGACGCATCCGGGCTCCTGGCGACGCTCACCGTTGGCGCGAAGACGGTAACGATGCGCGGGCAGACGCGTACGTTTACGGAACAGAAGAAGCCGTTCACCGACGACTTCGCGCGCACCGTGTCCAGCGGCTGGGGCATGTCGCCCGCTGGTGGTAGTTGGCTGAACTTGACAGGTACTAGCGGCAACTTCTCTGTCGACGGAAGTAAGGGCGTGATCCTCAACGACGTTGTGAACACAAGTCGGTACGCCAGTCTTAACGATGGGGATGTAGCGGACTTCAACGCAGCGGCAAAGGTCACGTTCGACAAAGTACCCGGGGGCGCGTCCAGCTCCGTCAGCATGCTGTTCGGGTACACGGACAGCAATAACCACTACCGGGCGCGTATGACGGTCACCACTACCGGCACCGTTCAACTCGCGCTTGAGTACGTGTTGGCCGGCGCGCTGACCACGCTGGGATCGTCCGTGACGGTGGGCGCCGGGTTCACCGCATCGCAGTGGTGGCGTATCCGGGCGCAGCGGACGGGGGGCACGATCAGGTGCCGGGCATGGCTCGACGGCAGCGCGGAGCCGGGTACTTGGACGTTCAGCTTCGCTGACCCAACGTTCATGACCGGTCGCGTTGGCTTCCGCTGTATCGCCTCAACAGGCTCGACGGTGCTGCCGTTCAACACGCTGGTCGACGATCTCACGGTTGACACGGTGGCCTGGGCGCACCCTCCCACGGTGACGCACAACACGTGGGTGCGGGTGTTGTCGGCGCCGTTCAACGGTGTGTGGACACAGGCTCTGGCCGATCAGGTGCGTGCGTGGTCGGTCGACACGTCGCCGGACGTGATGGCTTACGCGATGATGTACACCGCGTACGCGCCCGCTGTGACTGACCCGAGTTTGGCGGGGCGGCAGATACACGGGCAGGCGAAATACGGGCCTACAGACACTGACGGAACGCGCATCGAGTTTTCCGATTGGAACGATTACATCGGAATTCCGTGGGACTACCCCAACGGCGAGCATCGCGACTACCCGCACGGAAGCATCACAATAACGGGCTGCGTGGATTGCTCAGGCTTTGTGCGCACCGTGTATGGCAGGCACATGGGCATTCCGATGACGTTTGATCTCAACTTTGACGGCATCAACTTGCCCCGCCGCACGCGCGATATCGGGCCTTCCGGTCCGGGCATTCTCGTGCAGGATTCCGCGAGCACTCCCCCGCCGCTTACTGGCATTCAGGTTGGGGATGTCGTTCTGTTCGACGCTGACGCTAGTGAGCCGGTGGAAGGGCAGATTGACCACAACGGCATTTACGTTGGCCAGGATGCGGCAGGAAGTCACCGGTTCATTTCGTCGCGCAAGACAATGAACGGTCCGACGTTCAGCGACGTTGGAGGCGCGTCCACCCTGAACGGTGGCAGCACGTACGCAAACCGACTTCGGAAGATCCGAAGGTTCTAACCCACCCACCACGATTCCGCCCCTCAGCAAGACCGCTGGGGGGCTTCTTCATGCGCAGGGAGAAGCACATATGAGTGACGTCGTCGCAAAGCTTGTTGCGATCGTCAAGGCCGAGGTTGGCTACCACGAAGGTAAGTCGGCGTCCGGTCACTGGAACAACAAGGAGAAGTACGCGGCGCAGGTTCCGGGGCTTGAGTGGGCGGACTATCAGCCGTGGTGCGCCACCTTCGTTTCGTGGGCAGCGCTGAAGGCCGGCGTAGACAAGCTCTTCCCGCGTACCGCTTCGTGCGCTGCGGGTGTGTCTTGGTTCAAGAACAAGGGCCGCTTCAGTGAGTACCCCGCTGTGGGCGCGCAGGTTTTCTACGGCTCCGGTGGCGGCACTCACACGGGCTTGGTCGTCGCGTTCGACGCCGATTACATCTACGCGGTTGAAGCCAACACGAACGACAACGGCAGCGCTGAGGGTGACGGTGTGTACCTGAAGAAGCGTGCCCGGCGTGACGCGCACGTGTACGGCTACGGCGTTCCGGCGTTCGAAGGTCTGATATCCGCTGACCCGCGCTGGGGTGGTGCGAAGTCTGGCAAGGTGGCTGCACCGGTTGTCACCAAGCCCGCTACCCCGAAGCCGAGCCATGAGCCGTACCCGGGCGCTGCGTTCTTCAAGGACGGTCGGAAGTCGCCGATCATCGCGGCCATGCACAAGCGCCTCGTTGCCGTCGGGTGCAACCACTACGCGTCGAGCCGGAACACGGACGTGTGGGGCAGCGGCGACGAAGCGTCCTACGCGGCTTGGCAGCGGAAGTGCGGGCACAGCGGTAGCGGCGCTGATGGCATTCCCGGCAGGGCCACGTGGGACGCGCTGAAGGTCCCGAATGTCTAAGGAGACTGCCATGGGCGACCACAGCAAGCCGGACAGCGTAGGCAGGGTGCGGGCAGCGCTGACGTTCCTGAAGGGTCATCGGCGAGCGGTCATGGCCTTCGTTGCGGGTGGCGTGGCAGCGGTGAGTGCAGTGAAGCCGAACTTCCCGGGCGCTGCCGTTCTCTCCGTCGTGCACGCGCTTCTCGGGGCCTAGGCTCCGCGAGTAACCGACTCCCTTCCTGGGGCGTAACAGCACCTAGGAAGGGACTTCGGATGACCTATTACAAGAGCGTTGGGCTTATCGGGCATGCTCGCGCCGGCAAGGACACGGTGGCCGCGCGGATGGGTCAGCGCTTCGGTTTTCAGCGGGTCGCGTTCGCCGATCAGTTGAAGCGTGCCGCGCTGAGGGTTGACCCGTTCGTCAGCGGATTCGCGTCATTCTGTGACGAGTACGACCACGACGTTGAGCTGATTCGGCTGTCCACGCTTGTGGAGTCGCACGGCTGGGATGTCGCTAAGGACTCGTACCCCGAAGTCCGGCGCTTCCTTCAGGCCTTCGGACAGGCTATGCGCGAGCTGGACCCAATGATTTGGGTTGAGGCCGCGATGCCCGCTGTGCACGCCGCACACGATCTGCACCTTCCCGTGGTGGTCACCGATGTTCGCCACCACAACGAGGCACGATCGCTTCAGGCGCGCGGCTTCGTGCTGATCCGGGTGACCCGCCCCGGTACCGGACTGGACGGCGACGCGGGCAAGCACCGGAGCGAGACGGAAATGGATGACTGGCCCGCGTCGCTGACGATTGGCAACACGGGGTCGCTGGACGATCTGAACAGGATCGTGGACGGCTTGCTCCTCCCCCACAACTGACACTGAGCCCGAACCTACTCTTCGTGAGTGGGTTCGGGCTTTTTTGTGTTTCAGGGCTTGCGTCGAACCTACTCACGTGAGTAGGTTCTACCTATGACGAAGCGCGCGAAGGACATAACCCTTGGAGACTTGCTCGTAACCGAGTCGGGGCTCCTCACAGTGGCAACGGTGGCCACGGACATGTACGCGGGAACGACCCTCGTGAAGGGGAAGGGGGGCTTCTCGCTGGTCTTCGGACCGACCGAACAGGTTGAGGTTCTCGACTAGGCAGCGGGGAGGCCGGGGCACATCGCTCCGGCCTCCTTACCAAATTCCCGACGTACTCTCGGTGAGTACGTTGGACACCCGCAAGATCACCACGCTAAGCTCAGCATGCGGTAACCCAAAGGAGCGCACCATGCCCGGCACCATGACAACGGACATGATCGACAAGCTGACCATTGACGCGCGCGACACGATCGAAGCCGTCAAGGTGGCCGGTACCGCTGGCACGGTCGGAGCCCTTGTCGACGCTGCCGAAGGAACCATTCGCTGGCTTCCTGCGGGGGACCGTGTCGCGCTGCGTAAGGACCTGCACGCCGCGAAGACTGCCCGATTGACCCAACTCGCCACCGGAGAAGTCATGCCCCCAAGGAAGAAGACCGCTGCCGCTGCGCCCGTCGACGTTGACGCGCTGATCAGCGACGTACACGACATCGTTGATCAAATGGTCGAGATTGATCCGGGAAGCGACGGCGCGGCCACGAAGGCGGGCGATCTCAGCGCTGAGGCGGACGAGAAGATTCGTCAGCTTCCCAGGAAGCATCACACGGCGCTGCGGAAGACTGTGGCGGACGCGCGTAAGGCTGTGGAAGACGCCGCGGAGAAGCCGGAGCCGGAGCCGTCCACAGAAGTCGCCGTGGTCAGCAACAACCCGCTTGACTGGGAACACATCCCGGAGCTTGTGGCGCACGGCGTAGAGAAGGTGCGCGAGGGTGTCGAGCTCGGGCTGAAGATGACGCACGCCGGCGAAGCGGTGGCGAACGTCATTCTGACCATCCGTCAGAACATGATCGACCCCGAGACGGGGCTCCCGGACCTTCCGGCGCGCATGCGGGTGACGCGCGACGCTGCAAACCTTGTGTACAAGAACGCGCGCAAGGACGTGGCCGACGATGACGTTGTGCGTACCGCTGCGCACGAGTCGATCAAAAAGGCTTCACAGAACAAGGCCAGCGACGTGCTTGTTGCGTGGCTGCGCGGTTACGACCGGAACAGTGCCGAGTCGATGGAACTGTTGCGCGAAATCTTCCCCGCTGCCGCCGACAAGGTTGAGGCGAGCGAAGACCTTTCGCCCGAAGCCGCCATTCGCGCGCTGTACGCGGAAAAGAAGGTTGAGCTTCCTGCCCGTGGGCGCACAGAAGCCATGCGCGAAGACCGGAAGGTGAAGGCGCTAGTGCAGGCTCGCCGCGAGCTTGAGGCAGCGAAGGACGCTGACGACGTCGAGCCCAAAGACGTCGAAGAGCTTGAGTCGAAGGTGCGCGAGCTTACGGCGGACCTGGGCGACGCTGCGGCGAAGGCCGAAGAGCTGACACCGGAAAAGACAGACTTCGAGCGCACGGAAGAAGCCCTCACGAAGGTGCGCGAAACCTTCCAGCGTGCGGGGAAGCGCCTCAGCAAGTTGGACGAAGCGCGTCGCGACGACGTGAAGGCGGACATGTACAAGCTCATTAGCGAAGTGGCGGACACCTTCGGGCTCGACCTGAGCGCGCTGAAGGCCACCGCTAAGTAACCGACCGACCACTCTACGTCGCCCCGGCTCATCCCCACAGCGGGAAGGGTCGGGGCTTCGTCACGCCCAGGCCACAGCGCAAGCGTCTGACCAGCGGGTTGTGATGCTGTGACGTTGTTACTCATTTTCTGGATTCACATAAGACTTCTCTATAAGCAATCCAGAATCGGCGTCCCATCGTCGCAACGTCACACCCGCCGCTGTGCAGTCACCGACTCCCTTACTGCTGAGTGACAGCAACGAAGGGAATGCACGTGGGCAAGGTACGCACGATCTACAGGGGCGGAAGCCGCTTTTACGTCCATCCGGTTGACCGCGAGATTATCCACCCGGGCGTGACGTCGGTTATCGGCATGCTGCCGAAGCAGAACTTCCTAGGCCCGTGGAACGGCAAAATGGCTGCGACGCTGGCCGTTGATTCCATCGACTTCGTGGCAGACATGGCAGCGCGGGACCGTGAGGGCGCGATTCAGTACCTCAGCGGGGCGGCTCGCCGATACACGAAGGTGCGCGCGGACATCGGCTCCGAAGCGCATGACCTGTTTGAGCGGCTCATCCGTGGTGAGTACGTCGGCAGGGTCCGCAGCGACCTTGAACCGTACGTGCAGCACTTCCGGGAGTTCCTGGCCGCTGTGAACCCGGAGTTCGTACGCGCCGAAGATGTGGCGTGGTCGGACACCTACGGGTACGCCGGCTCATTCGACGTGTGGCTGTACGTGTGGCTGGACGAGAACGGCATGCCGACCCCGGACCGTTCCGGCGTGAAACACCTGATCATGGGCGACTGGAAGACGTCGAAGGCCACATACCCGGACGTGGCGCTGCAAATGGCCGCGTACATGAACGCCGACTTCGTCATTGACGCCGACGGCAACCGGGAGCCGATGCCGGAGTTCGACGGCGCTGCGGTGCTGCACATCACGGACGAGACTTGGGCGTTCAAGCCCGTGGTCGCGGACGAGACCGTGTTCGCTGAGTTCCTGCGGCTTCGCGGCACGTTCGATTGGGACCGTGAGGGCTCGAAGCGGGTCATCGGCAAGCCCATTGCGAAGAAGACCACGGGCAAGCTCGTGACCGGTACGCAGCGACGGGCGCGCTAGTTACCGACTCCCTTCGTGGTGCTCAGGAAAGAGAAACCACGAAGGGAGTTGCCGCATGGCACAGCACGAGTTCACGGCGTGGCCGAAGACGGCGCGACTGTTCCGGGACATCACGGTCACGGAGAAGCTCGACGGCACGAACGCGGCGATTCACGTCAGCGTGCTGGGCGCTTCGCTGGCCGAGTCTGACGCGTTCCCGCCCGAGTCGTACAGCGTAGTCGTTGACGGAGTCCGCTACGTGGTGAGCGCCCAGTCACGCAAGCGCATCATCACTCCGGGCAAGACGACGGACAACTACGGCTTCGCTGGCTGGGTGTACGGCAACGCTGAGCACCTTGTGCGCTTGCTGGGTGAGGGGCTGCACTACGGCGAGTGGTGGGGCAGGGGCATTCAGCGCGGCTACGGGCTCGACGAACGCCGCTTCTCGCTGTTCAACACGCACCGCTTCGCGACGACTCACGCGCTTGTGGGCGACGTGTGGCTCAGTCGCGTTCCTGTTCTGTATCAGGGCCCGTTCAGTGAAGAGGCTGTGACGAACGAGCTTCGCGACCTGCGCACGAAGGGCTCGCTCGCTGCACCCGGCTTCATGGACCCTGAGGGGGTGTGCGTCTACCACAGCGCGGTGGGCAAGGTGTTCAAGGTGACGCTCGACAACAACGACGCTGGCAAGTGGGAGGTCTGAGCGTGCTTGCTACGCACACGAACCGTATGCACCCCTACAGCGTGCATCTGAAGCGGGCCGAAGTGGTCGAGCTTCTTGAAGAGTTCGCGGACGCTGTCCCGCTCGACCCCGAAGAGCTTCCGCAACTAGCCGCTATCCGCAGGAAGCTGACCAACTTGATCTTCTCCGAAGGGCAGGGCCGCGCATGACCGGTCCCAACTGTCTGTGTAACCCCCAGAAGTCTGGGCTGTGCACATCTTGCGGCGGTTAACACCCAACTCCCCTACCGGAGCCCCTCAGTGCCTCACAAGGGCATTGGGGGGCTTCTTTGTTTTGTGCTTTGTAGCACGCTGCGCAGCACCGGGTCACCGACTCCCTTACCCACAAGTGACAGAGCACAGCGGATGAGCGGGGAGTGGTCATTCCTCCCCGCTCACCTACCAAGGGAGCAACCCTCTATGGCACGTCAGAGCATTTGGGCGCAGGACGAAGAGAACAAGCCGAAGGAGCGCCCCACCTACTCCGACGACACCGTTGGCCGGCTGCACAGCGGCTACATGGACGAGACGGGTCGCAAGCCTCGCCCGGTCGCGCTGTCTGAGTGGCGCTTCTCGACCGGCGACAAGACCGTAGCGGACGCGGTGGCTCAGCTCTTCGGCGGCACGCCTGCCGAGAATGAGGAGTCGGCGTCCGAGAACTTCATCGACATCTTCACTGAGGCGACGAAGCTTCCCGTCATCATCGAGCTCGACGGCATCGACTGGGACATGAAGCAGTGGGTGAACGGCAAGCTGACGCACCACTGCGACGGCTTCGAGTTCAAGAGCCCGGAGGAGAAGTCCGGCGAGCCGTGCGGGTGCCCGACGCTCTTCGCTGAGCGGAAGCAGGCTGCGAAGGACTACCAGGGCCCGAACCCTTCCATCACGGTGACGTTCCGTCTCGCTGACGATCCGGAGCTTGGGAAGTTCAAGTTCCAGACCGGCGCATGGACGCTCATGAAGGTTCTGCACGAGGCGGAAGACGCGCTTGACCGTGTCGGGCAGACGGCGTTCGGCGAGCTTGAGCTTGAGTACGTCGAGTACACGCCGACGAAGGGCCCGATGCGGAACAAGCTCGTTTCGTACACCAAGCCCGTCATCAACATCGTCAAGGCGTACGGCGCGGCGATTGCCGACGATGCTGAGTAAGTGGCAGCGGGCAACGGCTGTACGAATCCTGAAGGGCGCTGACGACGATTACCTTCGTCAGCCCCTTTGGGAGTTCCATCCGTACTACGTGCCGCACATCCTTCATGAGCGGCGGGTGCGTTTCGGCGTCCCGTCCGCTGACGATTTCGATCCGGAGTACCACTAGTGGGCAAGCGCGGCACGGTAACTGACTACGCGGGGGAAGCCCTGTACAAGGGCGACTTGATCAACTACGCAACCCGCTGCGGGAATCGTGCGCGCGCTTCGGACGCGATCATTCGCGACATCAAGACCGTGCGGGTGCTCGGCAAGGTTGTGCCCCGCCTGAAGGTGCAGCCCACGGGCGTTGATTCCGGCGACGGGTTGGGAGAACGCAAGTCGCTCCGCGCGGAATGGATAGGCACGGAACACGTGCGGCTTCTCCGCAGCAACGTGACAGGCGAACAGAGATAACGCGAATCCCCCCGGTCGGTGCACT